GGGCTAGGTCGGCTCAAGGTGAAGGACGCCCCCTGATGGCCGACGTCTCGACGCTGAAGCTCCCGACCCCGCCCAAGAGCGCGATTGTCGTGTCGTACTCGGAGATCGACACCTACCGGCAGTGCCCGCTCAAGCACCAGCTGTCGTACAAGGAGCGCTGGCGCTCCGACAACAAGGTCGGCGGGGCGCTCGACCGCGGGACCCGGTGGCACCAGATCCTGGAGGCGCACTACCGGACACTCATGGAGGCGCAGAAGCCCGAGGGCGCGGGCTGGAACGTCGCTGACTTCGAGCTCACCGCCCGGATCGCGGAGCGACTCAAGCCGCTGCTCTACAACCCCCAGTCCGGCGAGTTCGTCGACGAGACCGCCGAGCTGCTGCTCTGGATGTACCAGGGCCACCTCGAGACGTGGGGGTTCGACCCCCACTGGCGGATCCTGGCCGTTGAGCTGGGGCCGGTCGTCCCGCTCCTGACCCCGGCGGGCAAGCGCACCCGGTTCTGGCTCAAGACCAAGATCGACCTGGTCGTCCAGGACCGGGAGCTGGGCAACCACGTCTGGGTCGTCGACCACAAGAGCGGCAAGGACCTTCCGCGCCGCAAAAGCCTCGACATCGACGACCAGTTCGGGCTCTACACGCTGGCGCTCCGCCGGGCCGGGAAGAAGGTCTTCGGCCAGACGTACTCGGCCGCCCGGACCCAGCGCAACAAGAGCCACATGCCGCTGGACACGCGCTTCGGTCGCTACCGGCTGTACCGCGAGGACACCGAGCTCGCCGCGATCGAGGCGGACGCGGTCGCCGCCATGACGGCCGCCTACGGCCGCGGGGTGGCGTACTCCAGCCCGAACACCGACAGCTGCACGTGGAAGTGTGACTTCCTCGAGCCGCACATCGCCGCCCGGAAGACCGGCCGGCCCATCCAAGAGCTCCTGCCCGGCTACGGGCTCGAGCAGAGCTTCGTCCGGCACTAAGGGAGCCCGCCGTGTTCTTCCAGATCGCGCATTTGACGCTGTCGCTGGTGCTCAACTGGCCGTTGCTGATCGAACGCAAGCGGCAGGTGGAGGCGTGGCGGAAGGTGCGCGACGCGAAGCTGCTGACGGACGCCCAGGCGATCGTGTGGCAGCGGGAGTTCCCGAACGTCACCGAACGCGAGTTCGCGGAGCTGCTGGCCGCCCTACGCCAAGACCCGGACTGCAGGTGAGTTTCCTTCACGTCGGCTTCGAGCCGACCGACCGCTGCCTGCACACAGCTGTCAGGGCCAAGGTGCCGGACGTGGGCGACACGCGGATGGGCGCGGTGGTGGTAACGAACTCCTCCGTCGATTACACCGCGTGGTGCCCCGGGTGCGAGGAGTACCACGACTGGCGCAGCATCCGACGCGAGCCAGCCTGGTTGGATCGGCCACTGTGCACGCAGGAGCGGCTGGCGGAAGAGCACCAAGCGGGGTAACGTCGGCCCCCGCACCACGACCCGGCGTACCCGGGAAGCAACCAACACGAACAGGAGCCACAAGGATGGCACGACTCCCCAGCGCAACCAAGGCGGCCCCGCCCGAGGATGAGCGTAAGCTCCAGATCGCCGCCGAGGCGCAGGCCGTGGCGATGGACGCCAAGCAGGACACGCTCCCCGCCGACGACGGCGGCGCCCCGCTCGACCAGCTGAAGAACGACAGCAAGCTGGCCATGGCTGCGGAGGACCAGGACCGCGCCCTCGCGAAGGCCCCGGCTGCCGCCAAGAAGGCCTCCCCAAAGGCCGCGGAGGCCGACCCGGCCCCCGAGCGCCCCTCCGGCCGCAAGGCACCCGCGAAGGGCACCCCGAAGTCCGCCGCCCCGGTCGGCCTGGACGACGTGGCCGAGCCGGTCAACATCTGCATGTACGGCAAGGAGGGCACCGGCAAGACGACCGCCCTCCTGCGGATGGCGAACCTGGGCCGGGTCCTCGTGATCAACGCCGAGGCCGGCGTGAAGGGCCGGCGCCTGAAGCAGATGGGCGTCGCCACCCAGAACGTCATGGTCTGGCCGGACCCCGAGACCGGCGAGGAGATCACGTTCAAGGGCTTGGACGATATGTTCTGGCAGCTGAAGGGCGACCTGCTCGCCGACCCGGACAGCTGGGTCGGCGTGATCTGGGACTCCGGCACCGAGATCCACAAGAACCTGCTGGGCAAGGTGGTCGAGCACCAGAACGACAAGGCCGAGAAGGCGGGCAAGGACCGCGACCCGTTCTTCATCGACCGGGCCGACTACGGCGTGATGACCGAGCAGATGCGCCAGCTGCTGCGCCGGTTCCGCGACCTGCCCTGCCACTTCGCCGTGTCCGCACTGGAGCGCCGCGACCAGGACGACGACGGGTCCGTCGAGTACGGCCCCGCGCTCACCCCCGCCCTAATGCAGGACATCGGGGGCTTCGTCGACATCTTCGTCCACGTCCGGGTCAACGAGGGCCTGGACGAGAACGGGGAGACGGTCCAGCTCTACACCGGCAAGACCCGGGCCGGCGGGAAGTACCGCGCCAAGGACCGCTGGGCCGCCACCCCGCCGCTGATGGCCAACCCGTTCTTCGATCGGATCGTCGCGTACATCTCCGAGGAGCTGAGCGCCGACACCGACCCGGACCAGATCTACGCCCGGGAGTGCGTCAAGCGCGCCGCGGACGCCGAAGAGGCCCGCAAGGCCTCCGGCGCCAAGAAGACCGCCCGCTAGTCGGGTCGCAGTACCCGGCCGGCACCCGCCGACCGGCCCCAGCCCGCCACCGAGCGGGCCATCGCAAGGAGAACAGCACCGTGGCCAAGCTACCCAAGAAGATCGCCGAAGCTGCTGACGCGGCGGAGAGCTCGTCCTACGAGGCCCTGCCCCCCGGCCCGTACATCTGCAGCCTGCGCGGCGTCGTCACCGACCGCGAGGGCAAGGCCGGACCGTACTGGGTCTGGGAGTTCGAGGTCGCCGAGGGCGAGGAGAACGCCGGTCGTCGCTTCTGGATGAACACCAGCCTGTCCGAGAAGGCTGTCTGGAAGCTCAAGGAGGTCTTCGACGCCTTCGGGTACACGACGGACTCCGACACCGACGAGCTGGTCGGCGAGAAGGTCAAGCTGATCGTCTCGACCGAGGTCCAGAGCCAGGGCGCGAACGCCGGCTCGCTGCGCAACAACGTCGAGCGCGTCCTCGCGTACGACGGCGACGACGACGCCGGCACGACCGAGCCCGGCTACTAGTCGCACCACCCGGGGGTGCGTCGCGAGAGCGAGGCGCTAAGTGGCTACTCCCAGCAGCAGCCCCCACCCACAGAGGTGCCGTAGGCAGGTCGGAACCCCGCCAACGGAGCAAGTCACGGCCCGGTCTGCCAGGGAGAAGGGGAAGCTCCCGAAGCAGGCCGGGTCGTGGCGTCCGTGAAGACGAGAGGCGCACATGGTTACACCGATAGAGGAAGCCCGCCGGCTAGCCGGCTGGGGACTCAACGTGCTCCCCGCTGCCGTAGGTGGCAACCACCCGCAGATCGAGTGGAAGCCCTACCAGGAGCAGCGCACCGACTCAAAGCTGGCCGTCTGGTTCGCAGGCGACAGGCCGCGCGACTACTGGATCGCCACCGGCCTGATCTCTGGCTGCGCGGTCCTGGACTGCGACAACCAGGAGGCCGTGGACTACTGGCGGGCGAAGCTGGGCGCCGAGGTCCTGGAGAACACGCCGACCGCCAAGACGAAGCGCGGCCGGCACTACTACTTCAAGCTCGACCAGCCGATGCGCTCCTGGTCGGTGCACCCCGAGGACGGGCAGACCGGCCCGAGCTTCGACGTCCGGGCCGACAAGACCGGCGTGATCGCCCCGCCGTCGCAGAACAAGACCTGGGAGCGCAGCCCGGACGACTACAGCATGGAGCCGGTCCCGGCCGAGCTGCAGAAGCCGGCCGAGGAGTTCCGCGACCAGGCCGGTGGCGGGGCGCGCTCGATGCTGACCCAGCTACTGGAGAACCCGGGCAAGGGCGGGTACAACAACTGGTTTACCCGGGTCTGCGGTCACTACGCCAAGGAGTACAGCACCCGGCGGGACGCCTACGAGTACCACTGCTGGGAGGCGTACGCCAAGCTGGACCACGTCTCCGGGGGCGACGCGCATCCGAAGCCGGACGCGATCAAGACCCTGGAGCAGATATGGGGTTCGGAGCAGGCGAAGGAGACCGACCGGCGGACCGTCAAGGCCAGCGCCGGGTTCCTGGTCTCCGGGGGCGCGGTCATCCTCACCCAGGTAGCCAAGTCGGTCGGCAAGGGCGACGAGAAGGTCGTCGAGTACGAGCTGGACGAGTGGGCCGACTTCGACCTGAAGGCGACCGGAGTCGTGGAGGACCACGACGTGCCCCGCGTCTACTCGGTCGAGCTCACCCGGTCCCGGCACGGCGACACAATCGCCACGCAGCTCCCGGCCCGGGTCTGCGCCGACCCGCGGCTGCTCACCGGCTGGCTCGCCCAGTTCGGTGTCAGCATCGGGCCGCCGGAGAACATCTCGCCAAAGATGCTGCCCTTCACCACCCGGCTCGGCCGCTACCTGGAGTCGCAGAACCCGCCGCACTTCCGGGTCGTGGATCACCTGGGCTGGCACGACGACGGCTTCGTCGTGCACGAAGGCGTGATCCAAGCCGACGGGCTGCACCCGCACCTGAAGGTCCGCCCCGCCACCCAGCTGTCGAACTGGGCGCCCTACCGCTACGGGACCAGCCACACCCCGGCGGAGACCCGCGCGGTGCTGAACGAGATCCTGACGTTCCACGACGAGACGGTCTGCTCCGTCTTCGGCGCCTGGTGGATCGCCTGTATCCTCAAACCCCAGATAATGCGGGTCAGCTCCCAGTTCCCGTTCATGGCGCTGGAGGCGGCCTCCGAGTCCGGCAAGACCACCGGGTTCTTCAGCCTGATGTTGTCGCTAGCCGGCAACACGCAGGGCAACGTCAACCCGACCCGGGCCGCGCTGCGCGACTACATGAGCGCCCACCAGTCCGGCATCGTCTGGATCGACGACCTGGACGACCCGAACGCGCTGTTCGAGCTGCTGCGCCAGGCGACCGGTGAGGGCTCGGTGACCAAGAAGGGTGACGACCACGAGCAGGTCGTCGCCGAGCTCGTCGCCCCCATCAGCATCTCCGGCGAGGCGCTGAACCTCAGCGGCCAGAAAGCCCTGGCGGACCGCGCCGTCCAGCTGCAAGTCCCCAGCCCGACGCAGCGCCGGAGCCTGCGGGACCCGGCGGTGGCGCAGTGGGTGGACGTGGTCGCGCTCAAGGCTCGGGTCCCCGACTTGACCGAGTACGCCGGCACGCTAGTCCAGATGGTGCTGGCCCACGCCGCCCTGGTCGAGTCGCTCCCGACGCTGGTCCCGCCGGCCGGCGGCCGGTTCGGCGACAAGGTCGGCATCCTCCGGCTCGGAGCGCACCTTCTGGCCGCCGTGACGGGCAACGAAGACCACATCGACCGCGTCGACGCCTGGGTGGCCAACCTGGACGACGTGGGTCACGAGAACGCCCTCACGCTCCGGCTCCTGCCGACCGCGCTGGCCCAGACCGAGTGGAGGGCGACGGCGATGTCGACCGGCGACGGCCGCTGGCCCGCCACCCCGGCCCTGGTCGTGGACGACCTGGTCTGGTTCAGCCCGGCGCTGCTTGCCCAGTGGTGGGACACCTTCAAGAACGGCCGGGTCGAGATGCGCACCGACAGCCGCGACGCGCTCGAAGCCCAGGCGCGCGCGCTGGGGCTGGGCGGCAACGACGGCCGCAAGCGGTTCAACATCAACGGCGACCGCAACCGCAAGGTCTGGTACTGGGGGCTCACCCCGGAGCTGTCCGCGACGGTGCTCGCCCGCAGCCGGGGCGAGGAGGCTCCGCGCCGGGTCGAGAAGCTCCCGGAGGCGGTGCGCGCCAGCTTCCGGATGTTCACCTCCATGGACCTCCACGAGGACCCCGACGAGTAGCGTGCACGACGCTCGTCTTGCCGCCGAGGCAAGCCGTGTGGTTTACTGGACGCAGACCCACCGACGCCGGAAGGACTGACATGCCGCGTAAGGCCTCCGCTACGCTACTGTCCGCGGCTCGCGCCGCCGTGCAGGAGGCGCAGGCACCCGAGGTGCCGGTCCCGGTGCCCTCGATCGTGCTGCACGACCTCGTTCCCGGGCTGGTCGCCGTCGACACCGAGAGCAACGGGCTGTTCAGCGACGACCACGCCCGGACCTCCACCGTGTCGGTGGCGTACCGCACCGCGGACGGCAAGCTGCACGCCTTCGCCTTTCCGTTCGACCAGGGCGAGCGGGACAAGCGGGCCGCCGTCCAGGAGGACCTGTTCGAGCAGATCGACCCCAACCTCCCCGAGGCGGAGTGGGACTTCCTGCTGGGCTGGCTCCAGCGCCGGGGTACCGGCCACGTCTACCACAACGCCAAGCACGACCTGGACAAGCTGCTGGCCGGCACGCGCCACTGGCCCGGCGTCGACCTGCTGTACCGGTTCGCCTGGGACACGGCGGTCGCCAACCGCGAACTGTGGCCGACCGAGCTGATCGGGCTCAAGGATACCTACGTCCGGGAGAGCGTCGGCGACGCGAGTCGCGACGAGCAGGCGGCCATGAAGGCGTGGCTGAAGCGCTCGAAGCTCAAGCTCTCCGACATGGACAAGGTCCCGTGGTCGATCGCCGGCCCCTACGCCACCACCGACGCGGTGATGACGCTGGAACTCCTGGAGCACCAGCAGGCGCTGTACGAGGAGGGAGCCGGCGACCTGGCCCGGCTCCGGCGCCAGTTCGACGTCACCCGGGTACTCTACCTGATGGAGCGCCGCGGGCTGGGCTACGACGCCGCCGGCAGCCTGGAGGCCGCCGACCAGTTGGCCGAGATGTGCCGCCCGCTGGAGGCCGCGCTCCCGTTCCGGCCGCTCAGCGACGTCGGCGCCAAGAAGTACTTCTTCGACGAGTGCGGGCTGCGCTCGCAGTACGCCAAGCGCACCGCCGCGGACAAGAAGGCCGAGCGGGACGCGAGCTCTATGGACGACGAGGTCCTGTGGCGTATGGAGCAGGACGGCGTCGAGTTCGCCCGGGAGTGGAGACTGTGGTCGAAGTACAGCCGGGCGCAGTCGATGTGGTACCGGGGCTGGCCGCAGCTGATCGGCGACGACGGTCGGCTCCGGACCTCCTACCGCCAGACGAAGGTCGTCTCCGGCCGGATGAGCGTGGAGCGCGTCCAGCTCCAGGCGGTGCCCAAGGGGGACAAGAACATCCCCGGCGTCCCCGGCGTGCGCAGCTTCGTGCAGCCCCGCGAGGGCCACCGACTCTGGAACCTGGACCTCAGCCAGGCGGAGCTCCGGGTGGCGTCCCGCTACGCCAACTGCAAGACGATGCTCGAGATGCTCGA